GACATCCCATGTCACCTCCCCCAGCTCACGGTACATGGTCACTGTGTTCCACCCGAGGGCTCGCTTGTAGTGCGCCGAACCGCTCTTCCCGGACATCAAGAGAAGTCCCAAGAAGAAAGGCTCAAACGCACTACCTCGTGCCCAATGTAGGTGGCCCACGGCAACTGCAGCTAAGTACTCGTCGTTTGCCAAAGGAGATAGGTTGATAAGTGAACTGAATACGACCTTAGGTCCCGGAATCATGCGTGCCCCGCACGTTCCGTCACCACGCGTGACCAGGCAAGGGTGATGCTGGCAGAACACAATGCGCTCAAACACGCCTGTAGTGCCCTCCAGTTTCACATCCTGGCCCACGTCTTCAAAGTCTCGTAACAGCCCACTAATGTCCCACCCCGCGGGGGCGATGATACCAAAATCGTCGCCCATGTCCACAAACCGAACCCAGTCGGCTTTGTGGTTGTATAGAATGCCGGTGACAAGCAGAATGGCGTAAAGGGAGGTAATGGGAACTCCAGAGCACAACACAGTGTGCCAAGGGTCATACTTCACCTTGCCGTGGCGCCTCGTATACTCAAGACGGATCCACTCCAACTTGCGGAGCAAGAACCTGGCCCTCACGGGGTTCGCTGACAATTGTGCCAGCGTCTCGTGGGTTTCCACCATACCAGTTCTGTTTCCGTGCGCATCAAACCTACTACAGTCCAAAGCATACCATCTGGGCGTGCCGTACTGTGCAACATGGTTCCAGTGTTCGTAGAAGATATCTCCCATCTCATCGGAGGTGTAGCCCTTCATTACGATCTTGTAACCAAATGCCTGGTCTATGAACTCACACACGGAGTGCTCGTTTTGCCTGTCGAAGTGTCTGCTCAACTCGGCTCTATACATGGGTTCCGGAGGAAAAATGCACCTGGGGTCAGTCTTGTCCATGGACTGACACTTGACACAGGCACACCTCCCAAAACCCTGGCCCGGACCAGGAAATTTCGTCTTTTCTTGTTTGACGAAACACCCGATGGGCAGGCGGGGTGGAATCTTCTTTCTTACGTCCCTCAACGACGTGACCACTCTCCAGGTCTCGCCTCTTTCGAGCTCCGCGAAGGATCGCTCATAGACGGCGTGTTGTGCGCCGGTCATGTAAGAAAGGACTTCGGAAGGGGTTCGAACCGGTAGCGACCCAGCTCGTTCCCCCCGCAACCTGTTGTAAAGTGGATCAAGTACCTTCTTCAGTCTGTACTTGTTCACCTTAGGTTGCAACTTCCCCGCGCAAGTAGCTACCCGCATAGCTATGCACCTGGCCATTGGATTCAAACGACGCATTGAGAATGGCCTATACTCATGCTCGCTCAGGTCCGGGAACCACTCCTCCAGTGCCGGATGGGACAGTCTCCAGAAGACCTCCAGGGCGGGTCTGTCATTGGAGACTCTAGTGACCCTGATGTCCGTCAGATCAACATCATCAAGGCTACAATCCGACCTACTGGGAAGTGGTTCCCAAAACCATCAAGCAGGACGTTCAATCAAAACACCAACGACAGGTGGCAGACACCGCCTAACTGCGCCGTAGTAGCGGCGCGCGGTAGTCGCTTCCATGTTGTACAACACGGTCACTATCGTTGGTATCCAATCGTCCATCTTGCCATCATACACGCCCAGGACCCTCGCGAAGTCATTCATATCGGATATGCAATTTGTAGTCTTGCGCATCTCCTCGACTGACATACCCCACCCATGCAGCTTCGCGACTATACCATGAGTCGCCAGCTGCCTGGAGGCAGAGCTTCGCGCGTGGGCGCGTGCCATCACCCTCCTCATCCCTCCCGCATCCCATCCAAACAACGTTTTGTCCACGTACCGGAACTCGTCCCTCGAAAAATGGTCTCTCAATGCGCGGAAAGGCGCACAGAACATCGATGGGAAGGTATCTGGCACATATTTGACCACCGGTGTACAAGATGGCACCTCGGTACGCCGATATCCAAACCCACTCCAAATGTATCTGGCAAATGGGTTGTTGTAATGGATATTGGGTGGTGCAGTCTTATACTTGAACAGACAGTCGCAACATGGCAGCTCTTGGAATTCCAAGTCGCCGCTTGCGTATACGCGGACATTGAACTTCTTGTGGGTAGGAGCACTATATGCCTGTGCCTCCACAATGTTACGTTCAAAACGTTTTTCCCCCAGGACTGCGTACAACTTAGGAGCTGGCTTGTAATTGGGCAAGCCCACAGACATCCTGCGATTGAACTCTTCACTAAACGCCGTGTCAAACGTCTCAACGTGCTCCCACACCACGTGCCTGAAAATCTTTTCAATGCACAGGTACTGAGCTGCGTTGTATACGTTCGTTCGATGTTCGAACATGTCAAAGAGAGCATCGCACTTGGTTGTCGGTTTCCGTTGTGCGTGAATAGTTTTCCTGTCAGCATCCACCCCGTATCTAAGGCACGTCAAACATGTTTTGTTTGGGACCTTTGCCGTACCGCCGGGCCGGACGGGAGGCTTAGAAGGAGGTGGTGGTGGCACAGGAGGTGGGGGGCGCGGAACCAATGGTTTAGAAGGGCCCCTCTTGTGCATGAGCCTCCACTGTTTCCACGTGTATGCATTGGATGGTGCATAGAGCACACCCCAGACGTGTCCCCCTGCTTTCTTAGATGCCAGCCTAGCGGGAGCAGATTCTCTCTCGCTGTAGCATTTAGGACCGCAAGGTTCGGTGTAGCGGGGACATCCTTGCGGATGCTCCACGCAATCATCAGCGCAAGGGCCGCCCAGCGGATGTACCTTGCACTCGTCTCCCAAGTAGCACTGTACATATTCAAAACCATCCCGCTCAGCCGCCACACTGGCCCTCTCGAGGGCTCGCTTCGCCTGTGCCGGGGTCATACCCTGTGACACAAACAACCGAACTGGTCCTCGATTGACCTTGGTGCGTGGCAGATGATCGAAATGCTGCAGTGGTTTTGAAGTGTACCTGGCCAGATAGTCGTCGTCCGGAGGGGCAGTCGGCATCTCGAGTATGCGAGGTGGCAACTTGTCCTCGGGCACGGGGCGCACAGTATTCTGTTCACGCACGGTCCATCTGGGATACTTGGGTTGGGGGGGCACTCGTGGTGCTGGTGGGATGGGCTCGTAGTACACAGGTGCCTCTGGGGGTGTACGTGGAGGGGCGATGAACGCTCTTCCTCCATGCACATGCGTGTTCCTATGCATGGACACGCGCCACAGGTAGGCTGCTGTGAGACGAGCTCGCACCCAGAATGGTTTGAGAGCAAGTCCGCTGATCTCGGCGGACTTCCCCTCAGTGCGCAAAGAGGCGAGGTACGGTACATCCCTAAAGGGTGGATCGACCTCCTCTTCTTCGGACGGGGACTTGGGCTCGGGCTGAGCCTTTTCCTTTTCCTTGTCCTTACGCTCCTTTCTAGGCGGTGGAGTGGGTGATGGTGGCCCTCGATCCTTTGGCGGCCTTCCGCCTCTGGATGGGGGGGGTGTCCCTGGTGGTGGTGGTGGGACGTGTGGGGGTTTCGGAGGCTGCACGGGAGGGTCTTCTGCTCGCTCTTTGAGCGCGTCGATGGTGCCAAGAAGTTCTTGGGTGTGTCCAACGAGAGCAGAGACAACAGCGTCTCCAGGTTTTGGTCGTTTTCCCCCGACCTTGCCTTTGGGTTTATGTCCTTGGGCTTTAGGACATTTTGCCGGGGAGTGTCCGCTCTTTTTGCACTTAGTGCAAACAGTCGGTACTGGACTTGTGATGAGGCCCTTTTCCGGCGTAGGGACCTCAGTGTGTGGGAGGACAACGTCCTTGCCACTGGCTTTGTCTGCTTTGATCGCATAAGCAGGAGTCGCAGACTTGACTCCCGTCTTATGACCACTGATTGTGGGTTTTGGGTTCGGCTTGGGATTTGACTTAGGTTTTGCATGCTTCTTTTTCCCAACCACTGTCCAAGTGTTAGGATTTGGCATACGTTCGCTGTCGGCACTCAAGCCTACGGAAGGATTTCCCTTAAAGGTACTCTCCTAGCCGTTTTGGGACTGCCCCGTTTTAG